CGAATTATGCCTTTTGATTTTAGAAACCTATCTGTAGTTGGATATGTATGACACCAAGTACCTTGGCAAAAATGTTTATTTGGCATTAATACCTCACCGTCCAAGTTCTACTCGCATTCCTAAAATTATCTGCCTCAATATCAAAGTAAGTACAAATAGCTTTTCCAGATTTGTCTGTCCAATATCTGCAACCGTCAACCCATTTACCTAATCTCGTAATATGTTTTTTATGTTTGTCTGCGTAGTAGGTTATTCTAAATGTTTTTTCTGTTATCATTTTATTCCTTTCTGTTATATAGGGACTATATAGGATAGCCCCTATATGTCAATAGCTTAATTTAATTTTCCCTCGCTTTCATATTGCTTTCTAATCGCTATTTTCTGCTCTCTTGTCATGGTAGTATTTTTCATGCCTTTAATCATACTAGCCAAGTTCACAGGATTATAGATTGTCAATCCTGTTGAATTACATCTAACAAGTTCTGCCTCATCAATTTCAATGCCAAGTTCTTTCATCAACTCAACACCCTCGCTTAAATATCTGTAAGCTTTCAATCCTGTTTTCATAGCTTGTTTTTGTTTTTCAATACTATCAATCCATTTTTGATGACAAGTAATTACATTTGCTTTTGCAAGTTTTAACATTTTAAACTGTTCAAACTCTTGTTTAGTACAAGCAATAGTTCTTGAACGACAATGTGATGTTCCAATAATATCTAAATAAAATTGACTATCAAACTCTCTTGTAATTCCGATTGCGTTATCATCATCTGAATTGTATCTTGAATAATTACTATATCCAAGTGCCTTGTCGTTTGCCTCAATGTGTTTAGTTTTATGTGGGTTATCTTCCTTGCCATTTTGTTGCGCAAGAATATCTGCATTACAGTCTTTTGCTTTTAGTTCTTCTCTTTTATAAGCATAAGCAAATTGTTTTCCTGTTTCATCACTATATTCACTATTGCCACAACTACCAAATAAACCAAAGTCAAAATGTTCAGATACATTTTCATCTTCATCTTCATTCAACATTTTTTGAACATCAGCTTTTGCATAAGAGAAATAAAAGCATTTATCTTTAGCAACAACATCTAAAGGTTGTCCATACTTTGCTTTTAAACTTTTGCAAGTGTCAACATCTTCTTGTGGGTAAGACCTTGATACAACTGTTTTAGCTACATCAAAAACAAGTGGATATAATGCGTCAACTTTTTCCCTTGCTTGATTATATGCCTCTCGTTCTTGCGTGTTTTCTGTTTCAGCATTATCAACATACCGATTTAAAATCTTATTTCTAAATTCAGTATTCATTCTTATTTTACTCATTTGTGCCTTTCTGTTTGTTTGCATAAATAAATTAATATACTACTTGACAATACTTGTCAATAGGATTATATAGGAATAATCAGATTTTAGAAGAATTAGCTATACACCCTAATCTCTGATTGGAACAACTTCTGGTTGTGTGCAACCACACATCGTCAATCAGTGACGGGGCGCAACCAGAACTGATCCCTGGTCACACAACCTTTGCTAGCGAAAAGGGTCTTTATGGAGTGTGGCCTGGGATCAGTAACTATTAGTGGCCAGTGGATTCTAGATAAGCCCGGCTGTGAAGAGTTACTGGTCAGTTTAGAATGATTCTAAAAATCATTCTAAAGAAGAAAGAATTAAACGGCAAGCTTCAAGCTTGACAGCAGCTGTAGGATGGTGTAGGATAAATTTAGAAAGAGAGAAATATATGACACAAGAAAAAGAAAAAAAAGATAAAACAATACAAGTAACAGTTCAAGGCGGAGTTGTAGTTGATGTTAAGAACCTGCCAGAAGGCTGGGACTTGCAAATAATAGATAAAGACAATCAAGGAAACTAATGACAGATAAAGAAAAACTTACAAAGATTTTAGAAATTTGTAAAATCAATGCTGAAGGCTGGGATGCTGATCAACACGATGGCCCAGCCGAGTTCAAAGTTATCTGTGATCTTATTGAAGAGAAAGGATGGTATAAAAATGACAAAAAAATACAGAGTATCAATAGAAGTAGATGAGGAATGGGTTAAAAACTTTGATTTAGTTTTTGATGCAGAGGACGAAGAAGAAGCCTGCAATGAAGCAATGATGCAGGTTAAAATGAATCTTGGAGATTACATAACAGCATATGCAGATGAGGAAGATGAGTAGACAACCCGGGCTGCCTAGTATTAAAATACTAGTGCAGCACTGGCGCTGGCTCGAGGCCCAAGGTTCAAGCTACAAGCGGCAAGCCGCAAGCTGCAAGCAACAAGCGGCAAGCTTGACAAGACAGCGGTACAATGTTATTGTATCCTATAAATTAAAGGAGAAAGAAAAATGCTAACTAAAAAACAAATTAAAACAATGATTGATTGGATGTACTCAAAAGATAATCCAAATCACGAGTATAATAAAAAAACATATGGCCCTAAAAAAGCAATGTTGAAGTGGTTAAAAATATGAAATCAAATTACGATCAATTGGCCGCTGTTCTTCGACTATGGTACAGCGACGAACAAATAAATGAAATCTGGGAGTTGTTAAAAGACTATGACTCAAGACTCATGAACCAACCAAAAATTACAAATGAAAACAGCAGAAGCACTTAAAATAATAGGAGGAAGCTTAAGCAAGCCTTCAAAAATGCCTGGCTGGTCAATAGGTCTACCAGCGAAGGAATGCAAAACAGGCTCCAAGCTCAGGAAGGTTAAAGGCAGCACCTGCTACGATTGCTACGCTCTAAAAGGTTGTTATGTTTTTAAAGTTGTACAAGATGCACAATACCGGAGACTGGCAGCTGTAAGCAGCCCGCAATGGGTCGCGGCAATGGCTCACTTGATTAACAGCAAGAAGCCAGATGTATTTAGATGGCACGATAGCGGTGATGTTCAAGATTTAAATCATTTAAATAAAATTTATGAAGTATGCAGGTTGACACCTTCAAAACGTCACTGGCTCCCAACGCGTGAAGCATGGATCAAGGATCACGTATCAAGAGCGCCAGATAATTTAATTATAAGATTCTCCATGCCAATGATTGACCAGCCAGCAGCTGGAAGCTGGCCTAACACTTCAACAGTGGTTACAAGCGGTGCCACGTGTCCCGCGCCACAGCAGGACGGCCAATGTAAAGATTGCAGAAATTGCTGGAATAAAGAAATTAAAAATGTATCATACGGTCAACATTAAAATGTGGAGACACCCAAAATATTATAAAGAATTACGCAAGCTACGTAATAATCTGGATCAGGCAATTAGCGGTAAAAACTCGACGGAGTGTAAAACGCGTTCGCCTGGTCCGGGCCTCAAGCAACAAGCTCCAAGCAGCAAGCGTCAAGCTCCAAGCAGCAAGCTAAACCAGAACCTAGTTCAGGTTCTTAAACGCCAAGCGACAAGCTCCAAGCCCTGAGTAGCAAGCAGCAAGCTTCAAGCCCGAAGCTGCAAGCTCCCTTATCCGGTGTCCATGGTACATGGACCACGAAAAGGTTTTCGTGGGTAAAGGACCAAGGGCCTTTACCAAGATGAAAGAGTTGTTAGGATGCTTCACGTGAAACGCAATTTGATGAGGACTGAACCGAACCTTTTTACCTTTTGTAACTTTAAGTTCTACAGTAAAAAAGTGCCCAGAAGTATTATAGCCCAATAGATCAGGAGTGCCAAGTGAGCTAAGATTTTCAAGCCGAATCCATGATATTTCGGGTATAGATTTTTTAATTTCTTTGTAAAATTTAGCCTCTGGGCCCATGTTATTTTCGAGGTAAGCATAACAGGCAATTACAGCACATCGTTACGCAATTTATCCGGAATAATAATTTTTCTATCTTGTTTTGTTTTTAAAACTAACCTGTGAGACTGGTGATTACCAGTGGCTCCAAAGATTGTCTGACTATTTTCGTGAACTTCCATGCGTTTGATTTCTTCTAGGAATCCATCTCTTTCCACAAAAAGTACAGCATCACTCAAGGCATTACCTTGCCTACTACCATCTTTATTGGCTTCTGTGAATTTAGATAAAAATTCCTGGAGGTCTCTTACTCTCATTTAGTTTTCTCCGCAAGAAGTTTTTCAATTTCTTTTTTGTAAGTGTTCTTATCATACTCAAGCTCTTGAATAATTCTAACTTGTTGGACTAACTTAGCACTTAACTCTTCTATGATTCTTTTAGAACCATCTAATAAATTTTTTGTTTTAATCCAATCCATCTCTTTCTTTTTCCACTCCCAAATTTCTTGTTGATGTAATTCAATTAGGTAGGTTAAATCACCTGGCCCTCTATTTTCTTCATTAGTATGTTTACGTTCATTCTCATGACTCATATCTTCTCCGTATTCCTTTATTTTTGTATATGTACGTTTATCTTTCATACACTTGACAATATAGGACACTTACCTTAAATTGTCAATTATGGGATTACCAAAAAGATTGACAGAAATGCAAAAAAGGTTTGCTGAATTTATAGTATTTGGTGGACCTGATGGACCAGTCTCAAAGACTGAGGCAGCCATACTAGCTGGTTACTCACCTAAAAGAGCAGCGCAAGAAGGATCAGAATTAACTAATCCAAGACAATCACCGCTTGTTGTGGCTTATGTAGGTAAACTACATGATGAAAGACTACAAAAACATCAAGTGACTTATGAAAGACATGTTGCAGAGTTAGATAGAATTAAACAGGCAGCGCTTAAGAAGTCAAGTTTCTCTTCTGCTGTAAATGCTGAAGTAGCTCGAGGCAAGGCAGCAGGACTATACATAGACAGAAAAATAATAAAAACTGGGAAACTAGAAGATATGTCAGAACAGGAGCTAGAAGCAAAAATGAAACAAATTTTAGACGACTACGCACCTCTTCTAAATGCAAAGACTGTTGAAGGTGAAGCAATTGAAGCACCTATAGTTTCTGAATCTTCCGAACCCACTGACGTGGAATCATCGTCCGATCCCCAAAAGTAATACCATCATCGTCTTTATCATAAGAAGCAAAAAGTTTTACAGAGTCTTTATCCTTAGAATATAACCAACCTTCATTAACTGGTGTGGCCAATTTCATTTTATTAAATTCTTTCTCAGTAGCCCAGCCAGAGTCACTGACACAATCAATCCACTCCACTCTAACTTTAGGAAAAGGTATATCGGCGGACTTATCAGTTAACGATACTTTTCTTCTTTTTCTAGGCATATAAGAGATATACCAGATATTTAGGAAACCAAAAACCAAAAAAGTTTTTCTCACCGGGATAGAGCACCTGTGACAGAAGTGTACAACTGACAATATTTTTTGTCATAAAAATATTTTTTGTCATACTTTTTGTCACGTATTATTGTTGTATACCAACACTAATAGCTCAAAATGACAAAAAGACAGTTTTTTTAGCTTTATTTTTTTTTTTAAAAAATAAAAATTATCTGTGACATCTCTATACTGTCAGTCTAGCTACAGAATCTGCCTATCTGCCTTAATTTTGCCATAATGTAGCTCCATTACTGCCATCTTTTCCTCAGCCTGCGATAGTTTGTCAAGTAATTTATCCACTTCACCTGTAATATCCGGATGTTCGGGAATAATAACTTCTTGTTCACTGTAGCATTTTATCTTGTACTTAGCGTCTTCTATCTCTGCTTGGTATCTAGCTTCTAGTGTATTACGTAGTCTTTGGTTCATTAAAGTCCTCCTCTTTCATATTTACGTTTGCTTTTTCTTTCTCATCAAATTGTATCTCGTGATACATATCTAATCTTTTTAACCATTTATGCTTCCACTTTCTTAAATCTGCGTCCTGCATTTTAAATTCTTGATAATATAGGTCAGGAGTGCATACCATTATGACACCTTGTCGTATCTGACTTTTGTGTGTGTAGTCGTGTGCTAATGCGTACGCTGCTATTTGCAAATAATAATCTTCAATCCATTCTTCTTTCTTAGGTCTGTTGGCTTGCTTAAAGTCTACAATAGTTTCCATATCATTGTGTAAACATACCAAGTCAGTAGAGCCAGCATATAACCCAGGATAATGTAGCATGATCTCTGAACCGTAGATTTCTTCCACTGGTGTAAGACCAACTTCAATAATTTTTTGGGCCATGGGCTTCGCCTCTTGTCCGATGCTTGTAACATCATCGTAGCCAACTCCTTGAATATGAGATTCCAGGAATTTGTGCATGGCAGTCCCCCGCTTACTACTATGATTCTTGATTCGTTCTGCGTTTTCTTCTCCAACTTTGGCCTTCCAATCTTTTAAGAATTGTTGATTTTTGGTGGCTCCTAATATCGTAGTCACAGATGGAAGTCTAGAATTATCTATGTCATAAACTCGCTTTCCAGTTCCATGGTCCGTGATCTGTTTTCCTTGTATATACTTGTATTTATTATTTATTTTCATTTTTTAGAAATATTATTTAATTTAGCTGAATCGTGTAAATTACCTGACACACTAACCCTGACACAATCAGATTTATAAGGACTCACCCAATGTTTTACCCATGCAGGAAATATAAACATATCTCCTACCTCTGGAAAATAAGATAAATTATTTATACACCCACGAGGTCCATCACCATACATAATCTGGATTCCTCCAGGTCCACAACTATTACCAGCATATGTTTCATTCTCTTTTTTTAATTCATCCGGAATAGATAAATATATTACAAAAGATAATTTACCATCATGATCATGAGGTGGGTTGAAGTCATATTGTTTTTGATAATTGATCCACATAGCTGACATAACATACTCTGGTTTCTTGTCATACATTTTATTCTGATATTTCTGGAACACTTCATCATACGCACCTAAGTAAGGAGCGAGATAAGGCACAAGTTTATTTCTAGACTCAGAAGTAAAACTCTGTTCTTTGTGTAATTGACCAGCTAACTGTTTACTAAAATCTCCATAACAATCTTTAGCTTCTTTTAATAAAGCATCTAAAAAATTTTTTTTAATTTTAAATCGAACTACACAAGGGCCCCAATTATAAAGTCTAATTTGTAATTGTTCTGGTTCCTTCTCTTTCTTTTCTAATTCTTTGACCATTTTGTGGTGGTTTTTAATGTCTTCTTCACTCATCATTTTTTTTATCCCTTAATTTTCTCTGTATTATATTCTCTACAATATCTCCATACTTTTTATTTAAACTAGTTTGCGTAACACTCTTAACTATATCTTGTTTAAGTGTAGGAAGTTTAAAGATTCTATCATAGTTTTCTTTATACTCCTTAGTAGGGACTCTTGATCGACCATCCCATTTAAATCCTTTTTTATCAACTGCCATGTACGTTCCAATCAAACTTTCTATTTTCTCTTTCAAGTTCTAAATCAATTACATTATCACCTAAGTTTTTAGCATAAGGTTCATAGTGATCAATCACTTGTTCAACTTTATGTAATTTATTTTTAACATGAGGCCAGACAGCTATACAAATTTCTAGACAATCTCTATGGGATACTCGCCATCGCCATTGTCTTTTCTTTCCTTCTTTAACTTTACGTTCACCAAAGGACCCTATTTTAAATGTATCGTGACACCACTTTACAGTATCTTTAGCAGTCATGGCTATCTCTAATCTTATAACCCAAACATTGTGAACTGGTTTGCCAGGTCTAGTGTTTCGCTTTTGTTTGGTTCGTTTATAATAAATAGAACCTTCGCCATCTATTAACCCAGCTAAATATGCAACATCATGTTCAGTCATACTAATGTATCTTTACAACATCATCATCTGCAAAAAGATCAAGAGTGTTATCAGACTCAATAGTTTTGGGCTCATGTACATAAAATTCTCCTTCCGAGTCACAGTCCCAGCACTGATGGATAGACTCACCTGTTTCAGTGCCGACTTTTAAATACCCATTACCTTTACAGGTAGGACAATATATTATTCTAACTTCAGTCTTTTTTAATTTTGCCATTTAACTTCTTCGCTTTCTCATTTGCAATCTGTTCGATTGTTTTAGATATTGATAGTTTTGCATCAGGCAATAATACCTTCGACAATTGTATCAAAGTCTTGTATGTTTCGTGTGTTAACGAAACATTTCTATATTTAGTTATATCGGTCATATGTTCCTTTCATTTATTTCTGATGATTATATAGGATTGAGTAAGGAATTGTCAAGATGAAATTTATATTATTATTAAGTATGTGTAGCTATGTAAGTGGTAATTGTTTACCCCCTTATGAATGGCCAGTTAAATTTGATAGTGGTTATGATTGTAGTATTGCAGGCTATGAAGAAGCTGCTAGAAAACTTAAAGAGATAGGACCAGAGGAAGTTAACAAACATAGAATTTCTATTACGTTTAGTTGTGCCGGGCTTCAAGAAACTTGACAAATGTGATAGGATTGTGTTAGAGCTGATTATCTCACCACAATAACCTATCACTCTATCCCTCTTGTGATAGGTTTGTTAATTCTTTTCTAATCTTTTCATTTCATCATACATTTTATGCATGTGAAATACACTGCAATCAGATATAAATTTTTTTATTTCTTCTCGCATTTCTTGTTGTTCTTTAAATGCTCTGTGTTTATTTTTCTGTTGCACAAGGTCTATACCCCATCTAGTTTGATCAGTCATTGTCCTCCTTTCATAATTCATTCGGCCCCTACGCTTTCCGTGCACGTACTAACGTAGCTGGCGCCGCTTTCGTTGCTAAGGTTTCCCCATCATCGCTGACGTACAGTGGAACGCAATACTGCAGAACTTGGACGCCTACTAACGGTCTTATATGTTCGTTTTCGCTCTTGCAATGGGTAGCCATTATCTCTACACCATTGGTCGGCATAATATTTTATTAACATGGACTCGTGTTGAGCTCCGCCATGTTTCTTTTTTATTTCCATATACACCCAAAAAAATCTCCACTACCATCATTCATGACATGACGATTCATTGGATAATCGTAATATGTACTTAATTTAATTCTTAATATCTCACACAAATCAGCATACATGACTGTATCATCAAATAACTTTATAGATTCCAGCATCTCTTTTGTCACTGGCACCAGATGATACATCCCGTCTGTTAATATTATCATATCCATGAGCCCACTCCTTTATATATTTATACCATAGGTCTTTATATTTAGGATCTTTAGTTTTGTGCCAAAGATTAGCTAATCTATCAATCTCTTTCGGTGTCGCCATGTTTCTTTTTCCCCCATTTAATAATACGATCTGCATTGTATGCTTTTATTTTCATCAAAGGACCGTAAGGTTTCCACGCTTCACAAACTAAATTTAATTCAATTAATAAATTAGTCCATTGTTTAGGTGTGATATTTTTAATATCTATTTGTAAGTTTCTATCTTTATTTACTTTCATTCTTTCTATATAGGATATCTAGGGATTATTGTCAACCTTTTCTTCTTCTTTTTTGTTGTCTTTTTTCCTGTTTATTTCTATTTTTTTTATGGCGACCAGGACGTTTACGAGGTTTTTCTTTATGGTATAAATTGACTCCAAATTGAGATTTTTTAGCCATTACACCCACTCTTTAACATAAGGCTTTGTCCCTGCTGGAGGATTCAAAGCTGGTAGATAACTTATCTTACCATTAATATGTTGATGTAGATCACTTCCGCATGACATACATCGATAGAATGAACGAGTAACACCTACTAACATTGTAAGTTCATCACACGTCGGACATATCCCATTCACAATCTCTGCTTGAAATTTTATTCTTTGATCGTTCATATACTTTCTTAGACTTTACCACACGCTGTTTATAACGTCCATCACTTAATTCTTGTGCTACTTTATTTCTAGGTCTATTTTTCTTAAGAAAAAATGCGTAATGTTGTTTATTCAAGGATTATCTTTTTAATGGTTATAGAGCCATCAATATTTTTCTCTAACTCTGCCTTAGTCTTAATGCATTTATATGTGACATTTGGCGTATATTGTCTCTCCGCGTGACGTTTACCGCGTAAACATTGAGCCATGCCTTCTAACTGTATTCTGTGTTCCTTAATTTCTGCCCCGTAGAACATAAGTAGGGCCACTACAACCTCTGTCAATGTGTGCTCCCGTTAGTGTATTTCATTTCTCTATTTGCATCTTTAAGTTTTTCTATATCCTGTAAAACTTTATCCATTTGTTTTCTTAAAAATTCTATATTAACCTTGTTTAAAGCCATTGATTCTATATGTGTGTTTAACTTATCAGTAGTCTTGTATAAATCCTCTATCATCATAAATTGCTCGGAATCTGCGGGCAGTGATCCTAGTTGTCCACGTGGCCATTTAATTCTAAAATCTGTGTTCTCTACTAAATCTTTTTGCATTAACTCTACTGTAGTTTGAATTTTGTTTTGCGTCTCAATGATGCCGAAGTAAGCCCAGGTGCCAATTGCGACCATACAGATCAACGAGGCTACCGTCTTCATCGGCATTTGCACGGCTGCTTCTTCTGAAATTTTAAGTGCCATTAGTTATAATTATATCCTGTGTTGCCTTGTCCTAATTGTTCAAAAAGTTTTTTATGTTGGTCCATGATCTCTTCATCCATGTCAAACATTTCGTCCATCTTATCATCCATTGTTCTTATTTCAAACTCTAGTCTTTCAACTTTGTCTTCCAACACAGCTTGACTTGTAGAGAGTTCAAATGTTCTAGATAGCGACCATCCTCCTAATGCAATTAAGAGTCCAACCAACATAGTTAAAATTTTTTCCATCATTTAACAATTCCACTTTCTTAATGATTTAGACAATCTATCTTGACCTGTGTTGTTACTAGCTTTTTGTCTTTTACGCATTCCTTTCATCCTCGCGCAGAATGACTTACGTCTTTTGGCAGCTTTAGATCCTTTTTTTAATTTAGATGGTTTAGTTGTTACAGCTGTTTTAAGTTTAGATCCTGGGTTGGCTGCTCTGTAAGATGCAACACCTTTTTTATTTAAACCACCTGATTCAGATTTACCTTCCTTACGTTGCCATGCTGGTGTCTTACCACCGCTAGCCATGTAAGCTCTACCCAATCCTCGTAATGCTGCGCCCGGCATTATTTTTTACTCGTCTTTTGACTTCTTTTAAAAGCTGCTGCAGTTGGTGCGCCTTTTGATCCAGGCTTTCTAGGTTTGCCGCCTCTTTTTCTTTTTTGATGAATGTTGTACCAAAGGCCTTTCTTAACCGTTCGTCCATCTTTAGTTTTATGAGTAGCCTTCCCGCCTTTTTTAGCTTCAAAACGTTTTCCCATTCCTTCAGCCATTCCTTTAGCTCTAGCTTTTTCCCAACCAGATTTCATTCCATCTCCATCGATGTCTCTTGTTTTTATAACATCTCCACCAGTTGATCTAAGAATTCTACTTCTTCCTTTAATTGATTTATCCATTAGTTTTCTCCATTTTCTTTTGGTCCAATAAATTTATCACCCATCAGTTTTATATCGGGATTTTCTTTTTTATAATTATCTTTTAGATCATCCCAATGACTGCCTTCGGGCTTTTTATTTTCCGGAATAATTATACCAGAACATTTAGAAACTAGCAATTTGAAGTTTTCGTTACGTTGAATAGTGGGATTATTGTTGACTTTTCCACACATTTTCATGAGTTCTAACTGTTGTTTTAACTGTACATTTTCTGTTTGAACTTTTCTAAACTCTTTTGTGCAGGCAGAACCTAAATATTTTCTCCAAGTAAATCTTATCGATTGATCATCACTAGGACTATTATAATTATTATCAGGATTATTGTGTCTATACCTATTTTCCGAATCTCTTTGTTCGACCGATATGTCAAAAGAACCAGTACTACAAGTATTAGTACCGTCATTGAGATACTCATTTCTTGGATACGCTGGAGTTGTACAGAACGCTAGTAACGTCATTAATATAATTAACACACCTGTAAAGTAATAATTCATCCTGGCATCCTCCATACATAACTACCTATTTAAATCTTTAATATCATAGTCATGTTCTCTAACTTGATCTGCTAATTGTCTGTATAAATTTTCTGCCATCTGCCATGTTGCTTCTGCAGAAGATAATCTTGTATTTATATCATTAATATTTTTTGTTAATTGAGTTAAATCTCTTTCTATATTTGTAAGTCTTTGTTCATTGGAATCAATAGTATCAGTTAGATTAACAATGTAACGAACACCAGTAAACGTTCCAACTACTAATGATGCTACAATAGGCACCATAACAATATTTTTTTTAAGTAAATCAACTAGATTCATCTTTTTTTTCCTCAATATTATAGAAGAACTTATCAGTATCTTCTGTTTTCCACTTACCTGTATTCTCTACATTCCAATCACTTGTTTGCACTTTCCAGTCAGGAGTTTCATTCTTAACTGTAAATGATGGTATGTCCCAGAGTATACGATTGTTTGGCTGTGCCGCATAGTTGCCGTCGTCTAACGCAAGTATGTGTGCGCACTTATGTTCGTGCGGAATTTCTGAATGATCAGTATCTACTATATTACTCTCTGGGTGTCCCCAGTCAACAGTAAATAAATATTTTCCTGGATGTATTTTTTTATCTTTACCAAAGTATCTACCGGCTTGGCCTTCTAAGATATCGTAAGTAGTGATAGCAGGATAATAACTAAAACAATTCCATAACTCCAATTCATCAAGTCTACGTTGAGGAACTTCTTTTGCTTCAAATCCTCTTTGTATAAATGCAGAGATTGGTAGGCGGTAGAAGACTGCACCGTTTTCCATAATTGCGTGGAACAAAATCGGGCGACCAGTAATCGAAGCCAAACCGAAGATAATACAATCTTCAACTTCGCCATGATGATCTTTAAGATCATAGAGATACTCTCTCCTGATCTGTGCATACGTCACAGGAATGTTTGCATTCAGATATGCCATAAGACATTATAATATGATTGAGCCAATAACTAATCCAGCTACAAAACAAATGATTTCTCTTCTGTTATGTAATTGCCAAACCATTACTTTATCTATGTATTTTTTTATCATAGTTTCCTCCTCTATTTTATTGTACCCCAATTGGGTCCAGATTCATAGTCTACTTTATTAGGAACTTCAAGTGAAACTGCATGTTCCATAATCTCTTTTATTTTATCTGAATTATTATTAACTGAGACATCTAGTTCATCGTGAACTTGTATATGTGGAATAATTTTTTCTTTATGTAATTCAATCATAGCTTTCTTTGTCATGTCCGCTGCCGAGCCCTGTATTAATCTGTTTAATGCTTTGTATGTATAAGCACGTTTAATCCCTGGTCCGTGTTCCAAGAGCGCTGCATCGTGAGGCAATGCCTTATGAATACCAAATTGATTTGGTTCCCATAGATGAAACCTGCACAGTCTTCCAAGTAACGTTCTAATCTTACCAGCGTTCTGTGCTCTGCTCATTACATTGTCCATAAGTTTTTTAACAAATGGCACTTTGTCATGATACTGTCTAAATAGATCTTCCGCTTTATCTTTAGACACACCGAGTTCTGCTTGTAATTTATTTTTACCCATACCATAGAACAGACCAAGATTTATAGTCTTGGCCTGTGATCTAGGTATCTCTGCCATGTCAGCGACAATCGTATGAAAGTCGGCATCCCCCTCTCGGTAGGCTTCCAATACTTCGTCCACTCCATAGAGATTCTGTAAAGCAGCATAATGCACTACCAACCTAGGCTCTTGCTGAGAATAGTCAAAACAACCCCATGTATGGCCCTCCTCAGGTATAAATAACGACCTAATCCGTGGTCCAAGGTCTTTGTTTCTAGCTGGTATTTGCTGTAAATTTGGGTTTGAATAGCTGAATCTGCCTGTCACAGTTCCGCCATTATCTGATCTAAGCTGATTAATTTCAGCATGAATTCGTCCTTTATGATTATGTTTTAATATGGTATCAATGAAGGTGGTATGGGCCTTGTTTATTTCACGAGCCTGGGCAATTAGTTTCACTGTTGGGTGGGGGTGATTCTGCAAAAAGTTTTTAGTAAAAGATGGAGAATTTGTTTTATCGGTTCGGTCATATGGTAGGGAGAGTTTTTGAAAAACTTGCTCAATGGAACGTGCAGCCCATATTTGAACGTCTACTTGTGTTTCTTTTTTTACTTTGTGTAGGAATTCTTTTTCTTGTTCAACTAACTGTTGCTTTAATTTATGAGCACCTTGAACGTCTACACGCACTCCTAAAAATCTCATATCGACGAGGCAGGGAAATAGTTCGGTCTCTAAATCAAAAATAGATTGTATATCTTGGTGTAAAATTTCTTTCTTAAGTTCTTGCCAAAGAGCTAAAGTTATTTCAGCATCTTTTTCTGCATACTCGCCAACATAAATGGCAGGTAGTTTATACATTTCTGCTTTAGCGTCAACCCCCCAACTCTTTGCTGCTTCATATAAATTTGTTTCACTTTTTGTTTTTCCAGTGTATCGTTTAGCACAGTTGTTTAGGTCATAACGCATTTGATTTTCATCAACCACGGCCGATGCAATCATCGTGTCAACTATTTTACCGTTAATACTTAAACCTGTCGCGCGTATAAAGCACACGTCATACATGGCGTTATGAAATATTTTTGTAGCGTCGGTGTCAAGGACTCCTTGAAACCATTTTAAAACTTTTTTCTTATCCATGTTGCCACCACCTTCGTGAGCTATTGGATAATAACCAGACCAATCATGTACAGCTACAGCTATACCAACCATTTCTCCTCTACCAGTTACTGAACCTGATCCCATTTTAATTAGTTCCGGATCTTTTGTTTCTAAATCAATTGCTATCTCTTCATACTTAGATAAATCTGGAAATTCTTGTGGTGGTGTCCACTCTACTTGTGGTGCAAATAAAGGTTTTTGTATCATTTAATTATTCCCCATGTGTTAGGTTTGTCTTCTGGTTTATTTTCTTTTGGTTCTTCTATTTCTTTATAATCTCTTTCAAGTATCATTTCTAAAAAGTGTATAGCTTTTAATATATCTTCCTTCTTTCCTTTCAGTCTGTGACGACATATATATTTTATAGCGCATCCTTCCGGAAAAAGCAATTCATTCTCTACTACAAACTTGCTAGGTTGGATTTTAAAATTTTGATAGTGACTCCCGCCGTGTTGTTTATCCCAAACACTCATAGATTTCCTAACTGAAAACTTTTATAATCATCCTTAGGTTGGATAACATGTAAATTTTCTTTTGCTCTGGTTGCACCTACATAAAATAATCTGTTCTCATCGTCCGGATTTTTTTCGTAAGCTTTGTTTGTATTGTGTGTAAGGTCTGTAAGTAAAACTACGTTTTGTTTTTCACCACCTTTTACACTGTGTATAGTTGATAAATGTATACGAGGATTTTCTTTCAAACTTTCTCCATTTCTTCTCATAGCTCTTATATACTCTTTTCTATCGTTTGAACAGTCATCAAATGCTTCAAACCAATCTGTCTTTACTTGAAGACCATAGTCTTTAATTAATTGATCAATTCCATAATAAGATTCTTTAACCATTCCTTTCATTTTTTTCTTATGCCAATGACTTGGACCCATATACTTAGCAATACTTTCTAATTGTCTATAGCTTAATAGGTGTCCTTTTAATAAATTATGCCAATCAATAGCTGCTTCTTGAATATCTTTTTCAAAAGATTTTTTAAATTTATTTTCAAAATATAAACCCCTGGTCTTTAAAGTCTCCTCTATTGCATCCAGCATGTGCCTAGTTCTTGTTAAAACCATCCACTCACCGGTTCTTAAATCAACATCTTCAAAGGATTCATACATATTTACAGATCCTTCAACAGTTTTTGGTTTCCATTCTTTATGTATTCTATTAGAGACTCGTTCTATAATTTTCATAGCAAAGTCGTGAACACTTCTTGGTATACGCATTGATTGAGTTAAATGTAACATCTTTCCTGTCTGCGTAATAAATCTATCTACATCTGCTCCAGCCCATCTAAATATAGCCTGGTCATCATCACCAGCTATAAAAGAATCCTGTGTATTAAAATGATTAACCATATCCCATTGCATACGAGATAAGTCTTGAGCCTCGTCAATGAATACCACATCAAATTTAGGAGATTTGTCTGACTTAACAAAGTCTAATATCATGTCATTAAAATCTATTAGACCATATTCTTTTTTATACCTATCTAATTCATTAGCAATGATAGTTAGTTTGTCATATTCTACATCTTGGTTGTGTTCTCCAAGATTAAATTGCTGGTCTACTGTAATGTTTCTAAGTTTAGCTAGATTAATAATTCTAAGATAATCACTTTTAGTGGTAAACAATCCTGTTTCTTCTTCATCATAATCATTATAGTCTAATGGTAAATTTATTTTTTTACCTAAGTCTTCGTAATGTCTACGTTGCATAACATTTTCTTTATTAATACCAAGTCTTTTAAATGCTAATGAATGTAAAGTTCTAAAATATGGAAGGTCATCTTCAGATAAATTAAATTTATCCATAGCTCTGTCCTTTGCTTCGTTAGCTGCTTTCTTGGTAAATGCAAAATAACCTACTTTATCTGGATCAGTTTGTTTTAAATAATCATCTACTTTATTTAAAAGTGTGTGAGTCTTTCCAGTTCCTGGTGGCCCTAATACTATTGTTTTCATTTTATTTTTTCTAAATTTTTTTTCCACGCATCAGATTTTTCTTGCCTGTTGCCAACCATTTGTTGGTTTTGTTGTTGAGTCAACCATATTAAATTTTCAATTCTATAATTAAATACATTGTCATCTTTATGTCCTACCACCCACTCGTGCTTTTCGTTTTGCAGGTCAGGATTAGGGAGAAAGGCTAAACCCAATACTCTATGTATACGAGCATATATTGGTCCTTGATCGACAGTTTGCATAGAAAATTTAGGATAAAGATCTGTGTGACCAGAATTAAATGTAAGAACTTTTCCAGTTACAATATTTTTAACATAAGGAAATATAGCCCCTTTATCTTTATATAAAGAATGAACTCCCCCTGTTTTAAAAACAATATAAGTATTTTTAGGAAGAGCACTGTATTGTAAATCTATATGACTATATTTTTTTCTTTGTGGATCATATGGTAATGTTTGTATGTCCACATAATCAACGTTTTTAATAGTTGTATTAAATGGATTATGTTCTTCAAATAAATATAATTGGTCTCTAATCAAAACGGATCATCCTCTTTTAATTTTTTCTGTGTGTAATTATTTTCTGGTCTTTCAAAAGCGTCAACAATCATTACACTTGGTCTTTTCTTTCCTATGATAATTCTATCATCTTTACAATCGCAATGTTCTTTTAACATTTGTTGAGTTGGTTGTGCTTTTTCTCCCCATTTTTTTCTCTGTAGGTATCCATGAAAAAATTTACTAAATATAAAATAATGTTTTCCTTCACTCGTCCATACATTACCACGTAAAATGTCTTCTCTAGTTGTAGACTTAGCTGTTCTATTAGAACAAAACTCTTCTAAATGATCCTGTAATTGATCCAAGATCGAAGATCCTTGAGGCGCTTTCACTACTTCAACACCTGCTAATAATAAATCTACATACTTATCAAATTCATTTGGTTTTATTCTTGGTGGTTTTTTATTTATTTGTTTTGTTACAGTTCTTCTAAATAATCTTTGGTCTATCAAACAATCTATGTTGTCTAACTTAACTCTTTCACCATCTACATTAACCCAATAATATGGTTCATCTAATTCTACTTTTTGTAAATCATTTAGTTCTGGAAATACAGATTCACCGCCAATTCCAAATTCTCTAGCTTTACATAATTTTTTATCACAGTGATTACACATAGGTTCTTCATTACATTTAAAACCTAGATCTTTTTTACTATGAAATTTTATTTTATCTTGAATAGTCTTGTCATCTAATGGTGGATCAAAATAATTATAATTAAATTTATTAATTCTGTTAGGCCAATCTTCTGGCCATTTTCTTTTTGCGTATTGAATGTATTGATAGATAACTCTATCTCTTCCATCTTTTAATTTAGTTTGTGTTAATGATTCTATACATGGTGGGCCATCGCTAAATTCAGATTCTGGTCTTTTAACTTCTAATTTTTCTAATTGTTCTGGTGTTAATTTATTAATATCATGTAATATATAAAATTGTTTTAGATCAACAGCTTCACCCGTTTCTCCAAAGCAATATCTTGTTGTATCATCCCCATTAAAGTATGGTAAGTTAAGGAAGTTTCCTGTATCCTCTTCTGATTTTAATTCTACTTGTTTTGGAAATACTTCTGATCCCCCATAACCTAATACTGCACTAACAGATAAAAGTTTGTCTCTCATTAGTTTAGCGGTTACAGGTACAGTGGTAAAACAGAATACATGTGCACCACCTGATTTTGATCTAAATACTAATAATGGTAATTTTAAACTTTTAATTTTGTTAATTAATTTTGGATGATCAAATCCTGCGTATGAATCTATATCAATACATCCCCACACACATTTATTATCATCATTAATTGGAATGATTCCTAAACTTGGTTCTGTTCCTTGTAAGTGTTTAAGCCACATATCTTCTGTGACTGGTTCTCTTTTAACAAAAGATTTTCCTTTAATCTTCTCTCCGTCCGCACCTTTCTTGTCTATAAAAGTGACACCGTGCGCACGTTCTAATCCATTAAAAATACTTTTAAAATATTCTATTCTACTTGTTATTGCCGACATAAATTTTTAACAGGCGGTTCCACGCTAGCTTCCCCGCCTGCTCCTAGGAATTAGTATGGAGTATCCTGTTTGTCTTCGCTGTTTCCATGCTTAACTTGCACTTCGCCTTTGCCTAATCTTTCAGCAAAACCTTTTGCAATTTCATACACAGATTTATCTTCAACGGGACCTACTTTAGACACTTCCCATCCAAACCATGTTCCTTTGTCATTTGACATTTGAACAGTCTTTAGATTATAAATGTGGCTGTAAGTTGGCGGTGTGAATAAACCGTTCTTACCTGGCATCTTAATCCCCATCATAATTGAATTCCACTTACGACTAATTTTTAATTGAGTCGCTTTCATAGAAATCAAAGCTGTCTGTGGACTATTACCTAAGACTACTACAAAATGATTTGCAGTGTTCTCAAGATAATTACCATTTGGTAGACGATCTTTAAAAGATTTGTCTCTAGTAGTTGTACTTACAATGTCACTATCGGCATTGTGAATTGCTACTGGAGCACCTTTGCCCTCACCTCTGTCTTGCCATTCTACATATTTTCTTTCATAGAATACCGGCAATACATCTATTCCTTTAGCACCATCAAAAACTTCGTTTGTGACAGTATTGAGAATCATGCCAGGTTCTGCACCTTCAACATATTTCCCATCTCTCTTATTAACTTCAGGAGATAGTTGTCCTAAGACTTTCAGAAATGGTAATGCAAGATCCTCTTGCGTCATATTCTGCGAGCCAGCATTTGCATCAGCTTCGAATAAATTCGTAGACAATGCACCTGCATTTTCTTTTTTTGCTACTTCGTTCATGTTTATTGTTTCCTTTTTATTGTTGTTTTATTTCCAACGAACACGTTGAAAATTTCCGTTGGCATTTCTTTACCTGCCTCTAAACGTTCACGGACTAACGCTTTGAGAGTCATGGGTTCAACCTTCAACTTTTGTGTCGGTTGGTACCCACGCTCTGCTGCAAGAGCAGCATAATCAGCTGCCTTGTTATCTTCGTTGCGACCAAAAGACACGAGTATCTCGTTTTTGATTATATCTCCTAGTCCATTGTTACGAAGCCAGTTAAACGCCGCTTCTTGATTCGCTTTTGTAATCGTAGCGCTGTAGTGCGGCTTAACATCTACCGAAGATCCGTCCATAAGTTTAAGATGAGATAAACCCATCTCAGACATCATAGTTGGAATAACCTCTGCGGATAGATGGTCTAATTCCTTTTTAGTGTTCTTTATGTTTTCTTCTTGTAGTTCTAGTCTCTTTTGTAATGAGTCTAGTTTTTCTACTTGGTCTGCAAGAGACTGAATGTTGTCAGTCTTTTTAATAACCTCTTGCTGGTCTTTTTCAAAATCAATCATTAATTTCTCCTTTCTCGTATAAATTAATTTCAATAGGATAATATTTTCTTTCTTGTTTATCCCATTTCAATAGATTGTATTTTCCATTAGTAATATCAGAAACTATAGAACATGTTACACCTATTATTGCAGGATCCCCTGTTAATAATAAATAATCTCCTTCTTTAAAATCTTTTAAAGTTTTCCTTAATTTAAAAATTAAAGGACCAGGAGAAAATATTATTTGAGAAAGTTCTGGAAGTAAAAATTTTATTTTACCATAATCAGATGCACCCATAATATTAATTTTAGGATTACCAGATTTTGTTCCAGGAATTTCTTGTATGACATAAACTATATTTTCTTTCATGCTTGACAATATAGGTGTTTAACATTATATTGTCAACTAGAAAGAAGAAAAATTATGAAATATAAATTTAAAATGAAACCATACGCGCACCAATTGACCGCGTTAGAAAAGTCATGGAACAGAGAAACCTACGCTTATTTTATGGAAATGGGTACAGGTAAAACAAAAGTATTAATAGACAATTTAGCTATGCTTTATGATAAAGGCAAAGTTGATGGTGCTTTAATTATTGCTCCTAAAGGTGTGGTTGGAACTTGGTATAATCAAGAGCTTCCTAATCACTTACCTAATCATATTGAAAATGTGACCGTATTATGGCAATCTAATATTACTAAAACACAACAAGAAAAATTAAATAGTCTTTTTGAACCAGAAGAAGAACTTCATATTTTAATTATGAATGTTGAAGCCTTTAGTACTACTAAAGGAATGGAGTTTGCAGAAAAATTTTTATCTTGCCACAATACATTAATGGCTATTGATGAAAGCACTACGATTAAAAATCCTAAAGCTAAAAGAACTAAAAATATTATATCTTTAGCTGATCAAACTAAATACAGAAGAATTATGACAGGTTCGCCTGTTACTAAAAATCCTTTAGATTTATTTACTCAATGTTATTTTTTAGATCCTTTTCATTTAAATCATGAATCTTATTATTCATTTAGAATGAGATATGCCATTATGAAAACTGCTAATATATCTGGCCGTAAAATTGAACTAGTTGCTGGGTTTAAAAATTTAGGTGAATTATCCGATAAGTTAAAACCTTTTTCTTACAGAGTATTAAAAGAAGATTGTCTGGATTTACCAGATAAAATTTATATGAAAAGAAATATAAAATTAAGCACTGATCAATTTAAGGTGTATGATCAAATGAAAAAAGAAGCTTTGGCTACACTTAATGGTAAAAAAGTCACAACAGTTAATGCTCTTACTCAGTTAATGAGATTACATCAAATTACATGTGGTCACTTTACTTCTGATGATGGTGCTACTCAACCTCTCCCTAATAACAGGATTACAGAATTAATGCATGTATTAGAAGAAACTGAGGGAAAGGCTATTATCTGGGCTCATTATCAATATGATATTACAGAAATTATTAAAGAAGTTGTTAAGGTCCATGGTCCGGGCTCCATTGTTGACTATTATGGGCTTACGCCACAGGATGAAAGGCAATCTAACATTAAGAAATTTCAGGATGACCCTAAGTGTCGGTTTATTGTTGGAACGCCCTCTACGGGCGGCTATGGCATCACTCTGACGGCTGCAAACACCGTAATATACTATTCTAACGGATATGACTTAGAAAAAAGACTGCAGTCAGAAGACAGAGCACACAGAATTGGACAACAAAAATCTGTAACATATGTAGATTTGATTTGTAACGAGACCGTAGACGAAAAAATCGTAAAAGCTCTCCGTAAAAAAATAAACATAGCATCAGAAGTTTTAGGAGAAGAATTAAAGTCATGGATTTAGTAGGATATATACGCGAGGCGCGCTAAAATTTTAAGATACGACTTTTCCGCCAGACCACTTCATCTCTGGAAGGCCGTTCTCGTAAGATTTCCCGTCGTAGGTTAATACTTGTTTTCTGTTAGCACCTTGTTCATTGTAGCTAACGTGTACCCAGCCACCTGCTGGATCTTCAGGGTTATAAAATTCTAAAATTAATTGATCAAAGTCTACGTTGTTTTGTAGCCAGTAAGCAATCTGAATATTTGGTACACCTGCAATTTCAAAGTCAACCGCTTGGCCCTTTGCATGTTGCGACGTCTTTTTGCTGCCGATCGCCTCACACAACGCCTCACTACGATAGCCGCTGGTAATTGTAATTGGTTTGTCAAAGTGTGCACGAGCTGGTTCTAATATTTCGTAGCATACGTTTTCTAAATTTTTTATATCACCAGATCCTGGTGAGTTGTCGATTCCTTTCCGCGTCGCTGTCATCGACTTGGTCATCTCTTCGAGTTTAAAATGTTTACTAAGCTGCATGATTTTTATTTTGTGAGTAAGGTAAATATAACATATCCCATGCCTGTGATCAAGGCACCAACAGATACCAATAGAATACTTTCTATTCTATGTATTTGTTTTTCAATAGAATGAATTTTATCATGAGTTTGTTTTTGCATAATTCTACATAACTTCTCATGGGAATCTATTCTTTGCAATGCGTTATCTTTAGCCATTACGTTCTCCCCGCAATTATTTTTTCTGATGGCGATAGTAGTGCTTCTTCTGTTCGTGTCAAGTTAGTTTGTGGGTTTTTTGCCATTGCCATTTGTGCATTATTTACCACTGGCATAGGTAGATTACTAAATCCTTCTGGTAAAGTAGAACCTTTAGGCTTATCACCCGGTAACATTTCAATAGCTTTATCAATAATAGATTTTTCATCAAATAAATATCTTTCTTCATCAATCCTATAATCTTCATTAAGTTTTTGTCTTTTTAATTTATTTTCTATTTTTTTAATTCGGCTTCTTATTCTTCTGGTTAATGGATTGTTAATTCCATATTTGTCAGAAATTCTTTGATAAGCGTCTTCCATACCTTCAGTAATACCAAAAGGTTTAAATCTATTTTGTATTATATATTTATATAAAGGTTCCATGCCTCTAGCTTTAAAAATTTCTTTAATTTTTCTATTACTATAACCTAAAGTTCTTGCTGCATCATATTGTCTTCTCATTTTTTCAAACGTTTCTAATCTTTGTTTGTTTGCAAAAATAAATTGTTTAATAATTTTATTGTCGTCTTCAACTGGGTCACCGGTCAGAGTGCCAGCGTAAATTAATCCTCTTTCATTTCTTTCCGCTGCTTTAAATTGACCAATCATTATTTCTAGGGATCTTTCAATATCTAATGGTGCTTTTCTTAAACCAATTAATCCTAACAATTCATCCGTTACTTCATATTGAGTTCCTTTAATAGTTTTACCAGTTATAGATTTATATAATCTTTCCATTTGAACGTTAGATCCAGGTGCATATACTCTAGTTACATGTTTAATTGACTTCCATATCTTGTCACCATCAGAGTCTCTGTCATTCCATATCTGTGATCCTTGTTTAGTTCTTCCACCTCTTATGTATATATCTGCAATAGCTCCAACATAAATAGATTCTGATACAAATGGTTCAATCAATCTTCCTAAAGCATTAAGTAATCCCATTGTCAGTGCCGGAATAACAGGTCTGTCTTCATCTCTATTAATTTCTGTAAACATGGCTTGAATAGGATTGGTCACTGTGTCATAGAAAAATGCTCTACTAAAATCTATGTATTTATATTTACCATCTTCATAAACTGGTATTAATGTAGAGTCTTCTGAAAACCATGGAACGAATTCTCTTAACGCCATTAATTTATCTCTAGTAAACCCATATGCTTGCATGCCTCCCCATACAGCAGCTGGTCCAATAGTACCTACAGTTAATGCAAAACCTACTGCTCTTTCCATTCCAATTCTTCTAAGAATTGGATTTTTAATTTCTTTTTTAGCTCCTGCCATAATATTATTTGAAGTTCTAATAATTTCTGCAGGCCATGATACAAAGTTTCCCATTGGGGATCTTCGAGATGCTTGAACTAATTCAGAAACGTAAGCATAGTTGGGTAACATTTCTCTTACATTCTTAGTTGCCATCTTCATTATTTCTAATCTGTTTGGAAGATCAGCACGTTTAATTTTACCTGATTTTAATGCAGCTTGATACGCTCTGTTAATTTTAAAATCTTCAGCAAAAAAATTAAATATTTTCCAGATGTCATCTTCAGCAATGTACATATCTTGTGCACCTTTTAAAAACTTCTGAGTTTTATTACCAAGTTTTCTCCACATCTTCTGGAGAAACCCTGTCTTAGCTGTGTCTTCAATTAGTCCAATAACATCTCTGTAGATGGCACTGGCGTTAACCATTCCTTCATCTAATAAAAATCTATATAAAGATTGACCAGCTTCTCCTCTTAATGCGTCAGCATAATCATCAATGTTTTTATATTCATTCATTGGTCTTGCACCTGGTTTATTTCGATATAAAATTTGTGGTTGCAAAGTATTAAAAGCAGACTTTAAAGATTTTAAAACAAATAATGGATTAGTTGCAGCTAAAGATATATTACCTAAAGCTCCAGTTGTCACTGCACCTGATGAAAAGTTTCTAGCATGTGTAAAAGGGCCACCCACTGTTTTACCAGCTTGAATTAATCCTTTAGGTATCATAACTGCGTACTGATAAACTGCATTTTTTGTAATACTTCCTAAACTATTTAATGCACCAAACTTTAAACCTTGAGCAATGGCTTCAGTTGTATACATATTATTGATAGGAACTGTGTATGCTTTTTCACCCAGTTTTTGTGGGAGCTGTAATCCTCTACTAGCATCTACTAATTTTTCATCTAAACCAAATGCTTTTCTAGCAGCATTATAAGTAGGATATACAATTCCTTTTTCACCACGTTTAATCATATCATCAGACGCAGTTTTAATTACATTATAAAATCTATCTCTTGCTGCAATTTCTGCAAGGTCCGTGGTTACATTAGCTATAATTCTGTTAGCGTTTTTATAATTACCAAATAAGTTGTTAAAAGCATCTAAATCTTTTTTAGTTTGGATTAATCCACCTTTTTTATCTGGCTTAAACTTACCACCCCCTGTAATATTTTCTGCAATATTCTTAGTAATTAAAGCTTTCTCTTTAGCAAAATCTGCTGCTTCATATTTAAAAATAGGTGTTGCTGTATCCGGATCTAGTCGAACATTCTTAACAATATCTTTTACAATTAACATTGCATCATCTGGATTTAATTTTTTACGATTAGCTCTTGCACTTCTTACAAATATATCAGCCACTTCTGTTATAACATCATTTGATGGAGCATATTCTGAGACTGGTCTTAGACCATTATCTTTAAATATTTTATATTCAGTAGATAAAGTATCTCTGATTCTTTCTTTCATTAATGCTACAAATTCTTTTGCTGAAACATTTAAGTTCTTACCTTTAACAACTAAATTTAAAAAATTAGCCCAGGAACTGTGAACATTAGTTAGTTCTTGTACTAATTTTAATGCATCTTCTTTTGATACATTTAATTTTTTAGTTAATGCTGTATAAAAATCATCTGCTACTTTAGGTTCAATACCTTTAACAACTACTTTGTTTCCTTTCAGTCCTAGTTTACCTTTCAAAATAGTATTAACAATTAAGTCTGATAATTCATTAGTCATGCCAGATTTATTGGCAGCTGATTGAGAATACTTAGAAATATTTTTTACAATTTGATCAAAGTTTCTTAAGTAATCTGTAGCCATTAAATTAGCTGAAGATTTTTTTCCTTCTAATCTTTGAATAGCTTGGAACTCTTCTTCAGGAAATGGTCCTCTAGATCTTAAAGGTCTTGCTACATATTTATCTACAAACTTATCAAACTTAGAAGCATTAGCTGCTCTCTTCATAACACCGCTTGTAATACTTTTACCCACTTTACCGGCACCTATGATAGCTGGAATGATTGGGAAACCCATCTCTCCTGCAAACTTAAGTTTGTTGTATAACATTCTTGTTGCATCTTCTTGAGCTGACTCTCTACCATCTCTGTCTAAAGCTGTAAGTTCTCCTTCATCAAAAAATAAATCTCCAAAGGTTCCAATGTTTTCTGCATCATAAACAACACCACCAGTTACTGCACCACCTACAAAAACACCCGCAAACTTTTGTTTGCCTGATAACTTATTCCATTTAGAAACTTCTTGAGCTAGTTTATATGCTTCTTTATTTCCAGCCGTCTTAATATATTTACCTTGTCTAATACCATTGATTGCTTTGTTGTACATTTTAAATGCAGTAGTAGTTAATTGATCTGCATATTTTCCAGCAGCTTTCCACCCACCATATAATTGAACAAGTGTTTCAGTTATTTTTCCAACTGCGGTTTCTCTTGCTTTTTCTTCAGCGTATTTTTCAACTTGACCAATAAAAGTTTGTTCCCACCAATTTTCTAATTGAGCTACTCTTCCTTTATCAACAGGTAAATTTCTATCATCAGCCCAATCCAGAACCATTGCTCCAAGATTAGCAAAACCTTTTGGAATTTTAATACCAGCAGATAACACAGCTCCATAAATAGATTCAGTTATACCTACTTCACTTTCAAAAGGAATTCCTTTTGAAGATATTTTCATTCCACCAAAGGTAGTGTTGTCAGTAAAAGTTTCTTTTTCTTTTTTGTCACCGTATTCAGATTCTAATGTCGGTCCTTTGCCTTTTTCCCATACCGTATCATAAGTATTAAAATCTAATTTTGCACCAGATAACATTCCTTCCATAGAAGCTATCTCGTCTCTATAATATTGTTTGTTTTCTTCTTCGGTGTAATTTCTTGGATCTCTAAAATCTGGATCCTGTTTTAATTTTTCATCATAGTAAGCATCGTCACCATGTTTTTTTCTGTATTTAAATTCTCTAACAATTTGACTAACACTATCTAAAGCATTTTTAATGTTGCTTTTTTTTCTTAAAGCAGTTTCATTTTGTTCAACTACTTCGTCAAAGCTTAACTGTTTATCAACGGCCTCTACTACTTCTTCTTTCTTTAATTTTTTTTCGTCGTCGACTAATTTTCGAGGATCAAAACCGAACACCATTTATACCTCCTACTCTTCTGTTATATCTATAGTCTCTGCCATGTAGTCATCATACGGAATAAAGAATTGTCCATCTTTAACGTATACTATATTACTTCTAAAATCTAAATAAATTGTGCCATCTTCATAATCCTCTTTGTCAGGATCATAATTTCTTATGGCAAGTCTTTTATCTTCTGGATTATCTGCTCTTGCAACATCGTCCGGTTCAATATGCCACTTACGACCTGCACCTCCAGAACCGCCGGCAGGAAGTTTATATTTATTATTTATTACATCTTCCATAAATATACTTAATTTTTTAGCATCTGGTTTTCCTAACTCGTATTGTCTTTGAATTGTATCTATATCTTTGGCTAATAATTTTTCTTTTCTTATTAGCTCTTCTCTTGCAGTCTCCTCTGGACTTTGATCTTTTCTAAACATAGTAAATTTTTCTTTAAGTAATAAATTGTAAGCTTCTTGTGGAGTTTTAAATGGTTCTCCTGTTTCAGGATTTATTCCTTTGTTTAAATGGTATCCTTTAGCTGTTGTCCATAATTTATCTTTTTCATCTTGACTCATATTTTTATAAGCTGTTAATAAAAGATCTCTATCACTTTGCCATTGACGTATTTTATCGTCTTGTCCTTGACCCCAACTTGCCATTTGAGTTTTACTTAACTGCTCAATTGGACCTTGTGATGCTTTACCTATTGTTTGAAATATAGGTTGTCCTCCTGGTTGTGCTAATATCCCTGAACCTAGTCCCATAAAAAAATCTGAAGCTTTATAAGGATATGGTTCACGTTTTGGTATATCTCCTTGAAGAGATTTTAAAACTTCTACATCACTTTGTAGTTTAACATTTTGATCAGCAGGATCACCTGTTCCTTTATATCCTTGTCTACGTAACCCAGTTGTAATCCCTGTGCCAGCAGAACCGCCGATTCTAAACATTGGTCTTTGTAAAGTTCTATTAAACATATTAATTATTAAGTGCCTTGTAAGCTCCTAATCCCATTGATGCTATACCTAACGCCTGTTGCAACGGCGATTGGTTTGGTGTTACTTGTGATTGATACTGACCCATTGCACTACCAAATAGACCACCGATACCTGTACCGAAGTATCCAAGTCTTTCATAAGGTTCGTACGCAGCCATTCTATTCGCTTCTCTTTGTTGATCAAGAACCGCTTGCTGATATGCTTGTTGAGACGCGCCCGCTTGACCCAACGATTGAATGTCTTGTCCACGTAATTGTGGCATTAGTTGAGCCATTCTTTGTTGGTCGGCCCCTAATTGTTGCATTTGTCCAAATGCTGTTTGTGCTCCTTGTTGAGCTTGCATGAAATTCTGTTGTCTTAATTGTGCTTCTAGTGCAGCTCTATCTAAATTAGATTGTGTTTGATATTCTGATCTCATTACACCCTCTCTACCACCACCTAAGTTTCCAGATTGCGCTGCCATCAACCCCATTCCAGTTAAATCTTTTTGTCTTTGTTTATCAAAACCTTGTAATGTTGCATCAATAACCTGCTGTTGATACGGAGACATAAATTGTTGGTATGCTTGAGGACCTGTTAAGTCTTGTGCACCCATCATGTTTGTAGGTAAACCTGCAAACGTTCCTGTACCTGTTTGATATTGTCCAGCTTGTGTTAAATATGGTGCATAAGCTCCTATACCTTGACCAGCCGTTGTAGCCATAGTGTAAGCATCTTTTTGCGCTTGGTCTTGCGCTGCTACGGATGGTTGAAATTTTGTTGTATCTAAAGCTTGCGACGTTAAACCTGTTAACTGCGTTGCGTAATCTTTACCTAGATCTTCTACAAACTGTGGGGGTAATGCTCTTGATTCTGTTATTGCCATTTTATAATACTTCTCCTATTCTCTCTGATACACTAAACATCTCCTGAGCGCCAGTGTTTCCTTGTGTTTCTTCTGATATTTGTCCGCCTTGCTCTAGGTTCTTCATCACGTTTTCCATGATTTCTGCACCTTTGTCAATGTCTCCACCACCTGCTCCTCTTACAGCATCTGCTGTGAAAACGAATTCATTTCTAGATAATCTTGCAGGTACATCGTCAGCTCTTTCTTCTCCACCTAAAGCGACAAAGCCTCCTTCATTTCTATAGTCTTTTTCCATGCCTCCAAGGTCCATGAGCCCACCTTCTTGAGCCATTATTCTATTTGGTCGTGGCATTGGTCTACTAGCCATTTGATCAAATATTTTTTTTGCTTCTTCTATAGCTTCTTCAATAGACAAACTTGGATTTGCTTCCATTAGATCATCTATAATTCTTTCCATAATTTCATTATTAGAATCCATTTCAATACCACCTGCCATCATTTTATTAGGTAATACTGGTCCTGTTGGTTTTGGTGCAAAAGGATTAATTGGTTTTGTTGGATCTTCAGGTAATGGGTTTCCATTTCCACCACCTGCATAACCTATTCTTCCACCATCTTTAGCTACTGCATACTTTTCATAAGGTACTGGAATTCCTAAATTTAAAAAAGGAAACGCTGCATTGATATCTGCTATTTTATTTGGATCATCGCCAGCTTCTTCAATAGCTGCATTTAAACTTGTTCGAATTCCTTGTGGTGTATCTTCTTTTTTTGTCAATGGATTAATTAATCTTCCACCTCTGTCACCCATACCAAGTGATTTTTGTTTGGGTGCTTTAGCAAGATCAGTAAATGCTAATAATGGAGATAAAGTTGTAAAAGCTTTCAAATAATCAAATCCTCCTGCCTTAAAAGGCATTCCTTTTTCTGCTACATTTTTTTGAAAAAAACGAGACATAGCTAAAGGACTTTTTCCAAAACCTTGACCGCCCCAGCCTTTAAATGAACCAATTCCACCACCACCTAAAAAATAACCAGCGGCTGCCATTCCTATTGGACTTTTTAAAACTTTTCCTGCTGCTTTAGCAACACTACCTACTGCATCTCCAATAGCATCTCCAATACTACCTAAAAAATATCCTCTTCTTCCAGTATTTGTATCCATGATACCACCGAAAGCTGCTGGTACTCTACCACCTCTAGCTAAATAAGATTTAAAAGTAGCACTTGTTTCATAATCTGGTTGACCATAAAATTGATATGGATAAACAGTGCCAGCAATTCCGTCGCTTTCTTCCACTACTTCTTCTTCAACTTCTTCATCACCTGTTCCACCTTGTTGAGATCTAAGAAATGCTAGATAAGCAGGGTCACTCATATAAGCTGGTTGGTTGCCCTGCCCATATTCTGCATTACCACTTTTGTCTCTGTAGCCATAAGTAGCCGGAATTTTATTTCCTTTAGCAGTTAATTTAAAACTTCCATCTGGATTTTTTTCATAACTAGAAACATACTTTTCTAAGTGACCTACGTTACCTGAATATTTAACACCAGGTGCACCAAATCTTTCAGCTATAAAATCTCCATAGCTCATAGGAGCGTCCATACCATAATCATCAGGTTTTAAATTTTTTTCAAAAGCTTGTTTATCAAAAAAACTATATAAATTATCTGTATCTAATAATTCTGAAGATGGATTTATGCCAAGGCTTTGTAAATACTTTGCATATTCAGCTCTCATCCCTGTAATTCTTTTTTTAGAACCAGGAATCATCGTTGCTAAATTATAATATTTTTTTCTTGAAAATGGGTTAATAGTTTCTTTTATATTTTGCCAATTAGTTTCTTTTTTGGGTTGAGTCTTTTGTCTTTCCTTAATAGCTTGTTTTACTTGTTTATCTGTTTTACCTTGCCATGTCTCTCCACCTTGAATAATTTGTTGAGTAGTTGTATCAGGTCCTAGATTCGGTGGGTTAAAACTTTCTGGAGATTGAACATTTGCCCAAGCTGCATCTGATCCTTCATATCCTTGATTGTTGTTACTTGGTTCTGGACGTGATGGTGTGGATTTACCATGATAACCACTTCCCATATCCATATCGGCATCTGAATAATCCCATCCAGCATAACCTGGACGTTTACCATTGCCACTTGATTTAACTAGCTGTGATATTCCACCTGTATTTTTCTGAATTCTACTTCCATAGGTATCGGCCCAGTCTCTTGCAATCTCTGGTTCGTTAGCAAAT